GCACTCCACACGCGATAGGGCGACAGGGCCACCTCCAGAGAACGAAGCAGGCCACTCTCGCCGATGCTGTCGCCCCCGGCGACGGCGTAACTGCCGGACCAGACATCCGGCGTATTCTCCGAGCGAAGCGCAGGGTCACGGTCGGTGGCCAGGTACTTCATCTTGACCTGTTCGATCACCTGCCCCTCGAGTTCGGCCGGCACCTCCGCGGGCAGTGACCAGCCGGCCGTCCAGGACACCACGATCTTGCCGGGCGACCAACAAACCACGGTGTCGTCAGCCATTCTCTCCAGCATGCCGCCGCCGACGAGGCGGAAGTCGGTGTTCATGGCGAGACCGATCCCATCCTCCACGACGCTGCCCACCGTCGCGATGGGTGTCCGCCACGGCAGGATCAGGACAGAACCACGGTCCATTTCGGCGCTCAGCCAGGTAGCCCGCAGCACTTCCTGACCAAAGGTCGGGACTGTGCCGGAAGCGGAGCGCGCCAGATTGGCGAACCGGACACATTCCCCGCTGACAGCATCGATGATGCTCTCGATCAGCGTGGTGTCGTCGGTGCCGAGCCGCAGCGCCAGCTGCACCTTTGCCGCCGTCGTTAACCTTCGGGCCACCGCGGAGACTGTCGGCGTGATGACCTCGAACTGCGGCGGATTCACCGGCTCGCCGATCGCCGCCGCGGAGGTTCGTGCTCCGTCGGTGCAGCGCCCAACGCCTCTGCCCACCCCTCGGCAACAGCGACCCTCGCGAGATCTCCCTCGACCAGCTCCGACACCTCGAACTGCCGCGGATGAAAGGCGCCATCCGGCGCCCCCACGAATGCCTTGATGACCTTCGCCTTCATGACTGGCTCCTCATGCAATCAGAGCCGATCAGGCCGGCGGGTTAGCCGTCGGCCGATTCCGGGGATGGCCGAGGACCCAGACGCCCGCGACGAAGGCATTACCGGTGTTGGCCGCCGGCGTGATCGTCACCCGGACGTATCGCTTCGGCCCGCGGTAGCCGATCTTGAACACCTTGTCGTCGTCGCTGAACAGGAAGCTCGCCTGGGTTTCCAGCCCGATCAGCTGGTCGTCAGGAACCGCGCCTGCGTCGGACAGGTTGGCCGCATCGCCATGCTCCACCAGGGTGGTGAAGGTGGCGTCCGCATCGGCGAGCGCACCAGTCAGGATGACAAACTCGGCGGCCTCGTAGCCGAGAAGATCGGCGATCTGCGAGACGAAGGGCGTGTTGTCGACGACTGCCGCCGCGGGGCTGATGCCACGACGGACGTGCAGGTTGTTGTGAATATCGCGCGCCATGGCGCTTTCCTTTCCGGGAATCGTGAAGGTGAGGAGAGAGCGGCGCGACCGTAGCCGCACCGCCGTCGATCAGGTCGAGCACTTCAGCTTGCGGATGGCCTCGGCCAGCACGATCTGTCCGCCGATGCGGCGATAGAACAGGAAGCGGATGTTGCCGCTGGTGGCCTGGGTGTAGGGATCCCGCAGCATCGACATGGCGATGCGATCCACCATCGTGTAGGCGCGGGCGAAATCGCCGTAGACAATCGGGAAGGTGTTGGCCCCCTCGTTCGGCATGTCCGGCACCTCGACGTATGGGTCGCCGTCGATCGTATTGGGCTGCCCCTGCGCCAGGCCGGGCATCCAGATGTACTGCCTGTTGGCGTCCTTGAGCTTTCGCACCGAGCCCATCGTGGTCCGGTTCAGGGCCCACTTGGCGTTGCGCGCATAGCCGCTCTTCAGTGCGTATTTCAGCGTGAGCAGCCCGTCGCCCTGGCCGTTCGCGTCCGCGATCGTGGCTGCCGTGCCAGAGTTGGTGGACGCGATGTCGGTATTGACCAGCCAGCCCTCGGGCTTGCCCACGGCGTTGCCGCCGACCACTGCCAGCCCCTCGGCCACGGCGAACTGCTCCTCGGCTTCACCGCGGATCTCCGCCTCGAGGTCGAACGCCGTGTCCTCCAGATTCTGGTGGCTGATGTCGATCAGGGCGAACATCTCGTGCGTCGGGATCTCGACCATGCCGTAGGCCAGGCCCGTGGTCTCCGAGCGGGTCCCCTGCTCGGCTACCCACTGGGCGGCAAACTGGCCGGTGCGCCTGGGCTGCATCCGCGACTTGTTCGCCGTCGGCTTGACCGACACCAGCGAGCGAACCGGGCTCACCAGGGTGATGCCCTTGATGATGTCGGCCACATACTCCGCCGGCGCCAGGTAGCCGCCGGTCGTGTCATTGCTGACCGACAGCGACTTGAACTCGGCCGTCGCCCGGGCGATCGCCTTGGCTTGGGGCTCCGGCAAGTTCGGCACGCCTGTCGTGTAGGCGCCAATGACGCCGCGGGCCCAGTCGTTGAAGTAGGTCTTGCGCTCGACGCGGGCCTCCTCCGAGCCGAGACCGGGGCGCTGGAGTTTCAGCTGCAGCCGGTCGAGCTGCGTCTGCATCTCCTTTTCGCGCTCCATGCGTTTGGCTTCGATGGCCTCGGCATTGACCAGCTTCTGGTTGACCGTCTCGAAGCCCGCGAGTGTGGCCTCGATGCGCGAAAGCTTCTCCTCGGTCAGCGGATCGGCCTTGCCCGTGGTCTCGATCTCCCGGAGCCGCTGATCGTTGGTCTTCTTATACTCCTCGAAGCCGGTCATCAGCGGCGTCACGATCTTCTTGACCTCGGCCAGCACGGCCGGGAGGTCGCTGGCTTCCTTGCGCTCGAGCGCGTGCGCGCGCCCGAAGGCGCGGTTGTGTTCGTGCATGTTGTCCTCGGAATCAGGTGGTGCTGAAAAGACTCTCGGCCTGCCGCTGCAGGTCCAGAAGGTCGTCCATCCCGCCCTCGTCCCGAGGATTCGGATTGGCCTTGTAGCCGCCGCTGGCGATGGCCCGGGCGGCGGCATGCGAGAACCCGCCTGCGTCCCGCAGGAAGGCCTCGAAGTCGCGAATGGTGCGGATTCTGGAGGCTGCCTTGGCATCCTCGATCCCGGCGAGCGGGTTCATGCCCCAGAGAACCGGGCCCACCTCGTAGAGCTCGACCTTGGTGATGGTCCTGAACGGGTCGGTGGCCACCTTGCCATAGGCAAAATCCACCGCCGAATAGGTGATGGACATGGCGTCGATCGAGCCATTGCGCAGGCCGGCGAGCAGCGTACGCCCCCGTTCCGTGTCGATCGGGTCGAGTTGGCCCTCGACCTTCAGACCGTGGGCGTCCTCTTCCATGGCCGTCCAGTAGCCGACCGGCATCTTGTCCTCGGCCGCCGCGCCCAGCCCGTGCTGCCAAAGCATCTTCGGCAGCTTGCCGCGCGCCTTCCAGCAGGACAGCGAGGCCGCGAAGGCGCCTTTGATCAGCACATCGCCGCCGTCATCGACGTTGCCGAACACGGCGCCATAGCCCGAGAAGGATCCTGGAGGCCCGTCCTTGGCGAACTTGATCTCGAACGGCCGCGTTGCCGTGCGCCGCATGGTCAATTGCCCCCAGCCGATGGCGGCGCCGCGCGCTCGCCTTGTGTCGCCATGTTCAACGGCAGCAACGGCGCTTCCAGCCCGTCGATCGGGTTCAGGTCCTCGAAGCGGCGCGCTTCATTGCGGGTCAGCCAGCCGTTCGTGATGCCGCTGGCGTAGAAGTTGGCGCGCGCCGTGTTGTCGCCACGCAGCAGCCCCTGCAGCGAGAACTTGGCAACGATGTTGTCCTCGTCCGGGAACAGGTCGCGCGCCAGCGACTGCTCCCAGTTCTCGATCCACGGCGCCAGCGTATGGATCACGTGCGCCAGGAAGAACGCCTCGGCAGACGCGAAGGTCGCCGTCTTGTCGGCGTAGCCCACCATCTGCGGGTATACCTTCAGGTCCCGGCAGATCTCCTCGATCTGGAAGCGCCGCGTGTCCAGATGCTCCGAATCGACGCCCTTCATGGCGAGCGGGGTCCACGTGCTGTCCATGTCCAGGACCGCCGTCTTGAACCGGTTCTGCAGGCCGCCTTGGTACTGCGTCCAGGCTTCCTTCAGCCGCGCCCGTGCCGCGTCATCCAAGCTGCCCTTCACCGACAGAACGCCGCCAGGCTGGGTGCCGTTGGCGTGGAGCGCCGCATGCGTCTGCTCGGTTGCGATCGCCAGGCCCACGGCCTCACGCGCCACCTGTAGCGCGTCAAGCCCGGCCGTACCCGTCCAGCTCGGGCCTCGCAGGTGGAACACGTCCTCGCGGGGCAACATGGTGGTGTGACCGCCGAGGTCCGTCACCCGGTAGGTGAGCGTGTAGTCAGCCGCCTGCGCGATCGTATAGCTGCCAGGCACCAACGGAATCAGCTCCCGCGGCGCGCCACGAATCCGGCCGATGTAGGCGCAGCCGTTCCCGAGCAGAACGGCATGGAACATCATGACCTGCCGGAACTCGAACGAGGTCATCCACTCGTTTGGCCGGCGCGATAGCAGCCGGTAGGCTGGATGGTCCTTCGCCAGTTCCTTCGAGCCGTCGGCCTTCTCCCGGTACAGTTTGAGCGGTACTTGGGCGATGCCATCGGCCAGCACCCGCAGGCAGGCGAACACCGTCGAGACCTTCAGCGCGCTGTCGACGTTCACGGCAATGCCCGAGCGAGCATTGGGCTGGCCAAACAAAGCCGACCAGGTCAGGCCGGACATATCGGCGGCCTTTACCTCCCGGCGACGCAGACCCGAGGCCAGCGAGCCGAACAGTCCTACCATTAGCCGTCCGAGCGATTGCCGAGCGCCACCAACAGGACGCCGACGATGAGCAAAAAGCCGCCGGTGATGAAACCGGCAGGTGGGTAGATCAGCCAGGCCCCGTAGGAAACGAGGCCGACACCGCCAAGGCCGGCAATATCGCGGACAAAGCCAGGCACTCCGGCCGCGACCGAACGCAGGGCGGCAGCGAGCATTGTCATCATGGTTCCCTCTACAGGACGAGCAGTTCGTTCGACCTCAGATACGACTGGCCAGTGGCCTGAGGATTCATGGCCATCAGGGCAACCGCGTTGAAAGCCGCCATCAGCGGATCGATCTTCGCCGTACCCGACGCCTGCTTCGTGATGACGATCGCATTTCCCTTGGGCTCGACTTTTGCGTTCCCCACCGCCCAGGCCATCAGTCCCATCCCACCATGGATCAACGTGCCGTCGGCCAGCTTGCGCTCTGCCGTCTTGATCGCACCGGTGAGCTTCCAGCCCTGCGTGATACCAACCACCCGGTCGTTACCCGCGATCCCGACCTCAGCCAAGGCGTCTACGATGGCGCCGACGCCAAATGGATCGAGGCCGACCGAGCCCAGCTTGCCGCTCTCGTCGATCTGCGCGGCCAGGGCTGCGATCTCGGCGATGTCGTTGCCGAGGTTGGTGACGATGCGTAGATCGCCGGCGGCCTCGAAGTCGCGAAGCACTGAGGCCTCGCCCTTGCGCCGCTCCAGCACCGAACCGTGCGCCCAGGCGCGCGACCACAGCAGCCACTGCCGAGTGATGCTGTCGCGGCCCAGCACCGCCAGGCCCAGCAGATCGTCAAGCCCGCCGCCGTCGATGCCGATCACCACCACCTCGCTCCGCT